AACAGGAGTTGTTTTAATGTCATTTGATAAATTAACAAGTTTTTTCAGAAGAGACTTGTATCCTTATTGCTTAATGAGAGCAAAGGATAAAATTGGTGGTTATGTAATTTTAAACAGAAAATATCAACCACTATCTTTTTCAATCTATGGAAGTAGAGATGATTACACTATTTCTCCAAATATAGGTAATGAAGGTAAAAAACACGTTTGGTATGAAGATATGCCTTCTTATGTAAGGATAAAAAAATTAACAAAAAAAACTAGAATTTTTTTAAGTTGGGATAATGATGATAATAAAGATCAGGTTTTTCTTTATGCAGATCACATACTACCTACACAAAATAAGACAAATTGGGATAAATATTCTGAAAAATTATTTAAGTTAGGACAACTACAAACAACTTTTAAATAGGAGAAATCAATGCCACAATTTCCAAGTGATCCATATGAAGGTCAGGTCTTTTATGACCCTTACTCTGAAACAACATATGAATTTTGGATACCAAGAAAAGATGATGAATTTTGTAAAAAATTAAAGATCAAACCTAAATGGATTGTTAAAAGTTTTGAAAGTGAATGTGTAAGTAATTTATTTTCAAAAAATGGAAAGAACAGGTACTTTGCCTATAACAAACTTATAGACCAGTTTGGTTATACCAAAGAACAGATTACTGATCTCATGGAAGAGTTGAAGCAATGACTAAAGAACAAAGGATAGAAGCTGCTCAGAAACGTATAGCTGAGTTAAGAAAACTTATTGATGAATGGACTAAAAGATGAGATACATACTTGATGTCTCAGGTAGAGACTTAAAACTAATACGAGCATCTATTGTTAATTTTCAAAGATCATTGGCAATATCAGATCAAGCTGAATTTGATGGTTTGATAGATGAACTTGATGATTGTTTTCTTAATGTAACAAGACAGAAAAAAGAACAACTTAAATCTAAAGTAAAAAAAAGATGGGGTATTTTTAGATGAAATGTTTTTACAGAGAACTTGATAGAAGAAAAAAATATTTAATCACAAGGTTACATAATGAAGTAGCTGCTCTTGGAGATAGCTGGTTTAGACAAGAAATAACAGATCAGCAATATAATATTAGGATTCAAGAATTAGATAAACGTATAGCAGATTTACAAGGATGACAAATCCAAAGAAGCGTAAAGGAGATAAAGCTGAAAGAGAAGCAGCAGAACTTTTAACAGAAGTTACTGGTTTTGATTGTCAAAGAAATTTATCAGCAGGGATTCCTGGAGATGTTGGAGATATTCATGGAGTACCAAACTGCGTGATACAGGTGGCTGATTGGAAAGATAAATCCCAAGCCTGTCTTGTTAAACCTAGAGAAGTGGAAGTGCAAAGACAAAATGCAGGAGTAGATTTTGTTGCAAGTATGGTCAGGTTTAGAGGAGGACAATGGCGAATGGTGTTGACCCCAGAACAATTCAACACTTTATTACAGAGGGCATTGCAGTAAACATTATATAAGGTATATAATTAAATAGTTTAGTACAATAAACTAATGGCCACAAAACAGCCCTCAACCTTATCTGAAGCTCTTGCTATTTTTCAATCGCAAGTAAAAGCTGCTGATAAAAATGGTAAGGCAAAATTTCCACAACCTCGTACCTATTCATTGCTGGAAGATGTTTTAAAAGCACTTCAACCTGCAACTGAACTTGGTATATCTCATACACAAACTTTTGATTACCTTCCTCTTGAAGATGGTAAAACTCTTACAGTTTTGATTACCACTCTTTATTTCAAGAATGAAAAACTTGAAAGTAAATTACCTCTTAGAGAATTAAGTGGTAATAATGTTTATCACGATCTTGGAATAGCTATAACCTATTCTCGTAGATATGCTCTTGCTGCTGCTTATGGTATCGGATCAGAACATGATGATGATGCTGTAGCTCTTACTCAACCACCAGCTAAAGAGAAAGGTACTGACAGGACACATACAAAAGCTAAACAAAAGCTAGAGCCTGTATCAGAACAAGTCAAGAAAAATCCCCCAATTACTACTGAAGCTAGAAATCTAATCACAGATCAGCTTAAGCAGTTAATGGAAACTAATCCTGATAAAGCAAAAGAAATTGCTGCTGCTTTCATCACACAGTTTAAAGTTCCCAGAGTTACAGGATTCATTACAGAAGCTAGACATGGAGAGTTTCTGAGTCATGCTATATCAAAGATAGCTGACGATTAATGACAACTGAAGAAGCTGAGTTCTCTGGTCAAGAGATTATGAGACAACTTGAACAAAGACGAGCAGATCAGCGTAAAGATTGGAACAGAAACGTATTTGGGGTGCGTACCAATGATGATCTTGCTTCTTTAATCAGAGAGCATTGTAAGTCGAACAATGTCTCTATAAATTTATTTCTAAACAACTTATTAAAAGACTTTTTTAATTATGGCTGACTTTAATCCAGCACTACCATTACCTATCAAATGGTCTATAGGCGATGATCGTTTCAATGAAGGCCAACAGGTCTTGAGTTTAACAATTCCTGTTGACTCTGTTACTCATTTAATAGAACATTTAAATACTCTCGTAGATCTAAAAGCAAAAGATGGAGAAGTTTACGACTTTAACAAAAAAGAGAAAGTTAAAACTAAATGTGTACAAATCTACTCTAAAGCGGTGGATGGGCAGTTCGGAGTATTTGGCAACATTAATCCACAGAAGCTTGAAAGAGAGGTAAATGAAGAATTACCTTTCTAACAGTAAACAGAATGAATACTTAAAATTAGATCCTAACTTGAAGATTCATTTTAAAATTATAGATGGTGTACGCTACTGGCTTACACCACCTCCTATTGGTTATCAAAAATGAGTAATCCTAGAGCTTCGGTTGTTAAATTACGCAAACTAAAAGAGATTAGACGTAAAAATTTAGAAAGGAATTTTCTAGATGTTCAACTAAAAGGTCAGGATCATTATGTTTTTATTAAAGATAATGGTAAAGCTCAAGTGGTTTATGAAGAGGGTCGTTGGGTTGCAGAACATATAAGAACTGCAATCCTTAAATTTAATTATGAAATTGACAAGATTGATAAATTATTTATTAGAGATTTTACTGATGCAGAACTTAAGGAATATGAAAAAATTTCTTCACGGGATTAGTTTTCTTTTGTTTTCTAACTTCTTTTACTACAGCAGCAGCTTCTAATTCAATCAATCTATTTAACATAGAAGCTAAAAATACATCTTGTTCTAATTTATGCCTGACAAGATGTGTGCAATATTTTTTTATATCATCTATTTCATTACTTGCCATTATTTCTCTACAACGCATTTCAACATCTAACTTCATTTCTAAAGGTGCTGGTTCAATGTCAATGTTGAGAAATTTAGTAATTTTCATTTCATTGGAAATAGTTGTTTCTCTAAAAGTTCAACTGCTCTATCATCCAAAGTATTTGTTGTCTGTTTAGCTATTGTTTTCAATAAATCTACTATTAACCTCTTAACAGCAGTTGTAGTTAAAAACGTAAGTAAGATTGGTTTAAGAATCTTATACATAAAAAGAAATGTGTGTTACTTTCCAAACATAGCTCTTTTGCTAGTATTAGACAAGAATCTTAACTTTCATGGAAGATCAAGAGCCAAGCAAAGTCGAAACCATTGTTAAAGTTTGCGTACTTTTGTGGTCGGCAACGCTATTGTCTCTCTCATACTACGAACCGCCATCTGGCAAAAAAATAGTAGATTTTGACCCCACATTCATTGCTTCGATTTTTTCAGCTAGTACTGCATCACTAGGTTTTCAGATAAAAAAGAAAAAAGATACTATAGTAGATAATAAAAATAACAAAGTAGGTATCAAATGAAAAAACTATTTGCTTTACTTTTATTCTTTCCATCGGCTGCTTTTGCCGATATAAAACAGGAGTTTGTTACTTCAGCACAAATAACAGTTGATATGCCTTATGTGGTTACTAATAAAGTTGGAACAACATATTCACTAAGCGGAAATAATATTACACCATCTGTAACTGTGGGAGATACAACTACATCAGGAAAAATAGGTGGGATCAATGTTGGTTCGTTAACTGATGGCGTTCCAGCGATGATTCAAACAGATACTTCAGTAACAACTGCTGGATCTGCTTTTAGTAAAACAGAATCA